GCTCCGTAGATGCCAGCGGAGCCCTGGACTACCTCCGCAAGGCCCTGCCAGGCTGGGGCTCTCCGGGGGGCTTCGATCGGCTCCTCTCCGCGTGGCTGCGCCACTGCGACGGGCAGATTCTGGCGAGTGTCCCCAGCTTCGTCCAGCATGTCGGCTACCAGACGGCAATGGGGTATCCGCACTGGCACCAGAGCCCCACGTGGCCCGGCGCGGACTGGTCCTATCCGCGGGGGCTTGACAGATAGGCCCGCGACGCATAAGGCTCTACTTCCTCCGGAGGGTCGAATGGATATTGGGCTGGCGGTGGCGGCGCTCAAAGACGGGGCATGCGTGCGGCGGGCGGGCTGGAATGGCAAGGGGATGTGGCTGGCCTACTCCCCCGGGACCAAGCGGGTGCCGGCGGCGCAGTTCTGGGCGGCCCCGAACATGGCGTACGCGATTGCCCAAGGGGGTCACGCTGAGGTGCTACCCTGCCTCACGATGAAGACCGCCACCGGGGAGATTCTCATGGGGTGGCTCGCCTCCCAGACCGATCTCCTGGCCACCGACTGGGAAATCGTCACATGAATCCTGCCGTGACGATCCGGGATGGGGATCGCACGCCCCTGGCCCGCTGGACCGTCCAGCAGATCCTCTATCAGGGGGTGGATTGGTGGTGGTGGACGCTCGCGTGGAAGGGGACCTCCTAAGATGGCCAAACTGTTCGGGCTGCGGCGCTTTGTGGGGGCAGGCCTCCTCCTCCGGGAGCTACGAGGCCTCAGGAAGGCAGCGGAGCGGATTGCGGTGGCGATGGAGCTCAGGAATGCGCACGAATTTCCTCAGGTCATTCCCGCGCCTGACGATCGCCAGACCGAGGTGACCTACGTCGATGCGGAGCACCAGGCCACCCTGATGGAGATCGAGATGCGCCTGACCGCCGCCAAGGGGATTCCCCCGACCGAGGATGAGATCCTGGCGATGTGGGAGATCGAACACCAGCCTCCGGCGGATCAGGAGGAGGTGCCGCGTGCCTAAAGGGCCTGCGGCGCTTGAGAAGAAGGCGACCTTCTACACCCCCACGGTCATTAGTGAGCTGGCCAAGATTGAGGGGGATCTCGGCGGGCGAGCGGAGCTGGTCGGGATGCTGACGCTGGCGCCCCTGACCCCTGACCTGCGGTACGTCCTGGGCATGCTTGGAGATCCGGCGCAGAAGGGGGCCTCTCTCGCCGAGATCTGTGCGCGGGGCAATATTTTACCCGGCGACTTGCTGCGGCACCTCGCCTCGGCGGTCATGCTCAAGGGGAAATTGAAGGCGAGTCAGAAGATCGCCGACGGCATCACCGCGGTGACGGCGGATATCATGCGCAGGGCGGCCCCCTACGAAGCGCCGTGTAATGGGGGCTGTCAGGGTATCGGCACGATCACCGCCGACCCGACGCCGGCAGCCCCAAACCCCACCCCGCAGCCCTGTGAGGTCTGCCAGGGGACCGGCCGCCTTGTGTATAGTCCGGATCTCGAGCGACAGAAGCTGGCGATCGACATGGCCCAATTGCTGCCCAAGGGGGGGATCCAGATCGGCCTGAACCAGGTCACGCATAATAATAATCATCATAATTCCAACGGCGGTGGCGGTGCGTTTGAGCGGTTTCAGGAGGCGACCGATCGCGTGCTCTACGGATCCGGTGAGGCGCCCCTCGAGGGAGAGCTAACTGAGGAGACTCCGGATGTTGCTGAGTGAGGTGTCTATTCCGGCGCTAACCGTGATCATCACTGGTGTCGTGACCATCATCGGTGCCGTCTCTGCAGGGGTGGTCGTCGTGATCAAGGCCCTGCGCGAGCGGGATGCGGTCCTGCACGATGTAGGCGTGTCCGTCGCCAAGATCGAGGGGCACGTGAACAGCGAGAAGACCGCCGCGGAGGAGCGGGCGAAGGCCAAGGATCGCGAGATCGAGCTGCTCCGCGAGATGCTGAACCAGCAGAAGACGACGGCGGCGCTGCTGGCACAGGCGCAGGCGTCACGCACGCGCGAGGGGGGACCATCGGCGCTCCCGATTCCAGGGACGACCTGATGCCCCTCTACTACTCGGACGATCGGAAGCTGCTGTTCGCGATCGACGACCACAACGACACACAAAATGGCATTCCGCAGTCAGTCGTGTATGGGCCGAACGGGCCGGTCTGGTCACGCCACGGGTCCGGGGTCGACGACGACCCGCCTCCACCGCCTCCTGCCTCCGGCGGGGACCTCCCGGTGGGCATCCCCCCACGGCGCGGCCCCTTTACCTTGGAGGGGTACCCCACACGCCTGATCCGCCTCACCGACGAGACGGATGGCCCGGTGCGGCCGCTGGGCATGGCGTACTATCCGATCATCAACAACCACGCCGGCCGCGCCGAGCTGCAGGTGCTCGCGAGCCTCAACGACCGACTCACCCTCTTTACGGTGTACAAGGCCTCTGGGGCGGTGGTGAAGGGGGATCCGCTCCCCCTCAACCCCAACACCGGGGAGTACTGCTACTGGAGTCATGACGATCCCGATAGCGTCTACCTGTTGGAGGGTCGTCACCTGCTCCGCTACTCCCTGTTGAGCGGAACGCAGGTCGAGGTCAGCGCCCCCGCTCCCATCACCCACCCCCACTCGAGCGCCGACGGGCAGGTGCATTCCTTCGAGATGGACGGGCAGGCGGCCGTCTATCGACAGGGGCGGATCACCCAGTACCCCACCCCTGGGGTCTTCGACGAATGTCAAGTTGACAAGAGCGGCCGCTGGTTGGGGGTGAGGTACACCGTCCAGCGCAACGGCCAGGGGCACCTCGATAACGACATTGTGGATCTCACGACCGGGCAGCGGTGGACGATCCTCGACGAAGACGGCGCTATGGGCCACTGGGATCTGGGGTTCGGCTACGGGGTTGGCGAGGATGATCAGGCCCAGCCCGGCGGGGTCATGCGCCTCTGGATCTTCACCCCGACAGGCCCTCAGGATGGGGGGCCGGTCTACGACTGGGGCGGCTGGCAATCAATGACCCGGTATGTATCGCATTGCAACGCTAGGCCTGCGGCGCCTCACGGCCAGCGGGTCCTCTTTAGTTCCGCCACCCTCGGCCTGGTGATCAAGACGATCGGCCAGGATGACGCGCAGGCGATTGCCCCGAGTCTGTTCCCGGGTGGGGAGGCGTACTGGCGTCAGACCCGCGCGACCCTCGACCCGACGGGCCACTATGGCGCCTGGACCGGGCTCGAGCGCGGGGACCTCTTCCTCGCCGAAACCCCCTAGCGCCATGTACCATCCAGCCATCGTGGCGGCCCAGCAGGAGCGCCTGGAAGCCCAGTTCGGCCTCCAGCTGCAGCGATTGCCTGCGGCGCACTGCCACGCGATGCGCAACGCCCTGGATACGATCTACGACCTGGAGACACGCGAGCCCACGCGCCCCTTCAGCCAGGACGAAGAGGCGTTCATCCTGAATGAACAATTGTTGGTCAAAATCGACTACCGGTACGCGGCCGAACGCTACATCTGGATCAACTACGCGGGCCAAAGTCTGCGCCCCATGTACCCCCTCTGGGAAAGCCAGGAACTGATCCTGCAGGAACTCGCGCGGGTCGAGCATGACCACTGGGTTACCGGACACCCGGACGGCCTCCTGTTCAACATCCTCAAGGGGCGGCAACTGGGGGCCTCCACCCTTGTTCAGTCACTCCTGGCACATCGGGTGCTGACGCATGGTCAGGTCCGCACCCTCGTGGCGAGCGACGTGCCGCAGAACTCCGGGTCTGAAGGTCTCTTCGGGATGCTCGAATTGGTCGTCGAGAAGTGGCCCTGGTGGCTCAAGCCCAAGGAGCTCTACCACACGAAGAACCGCCACATCATGTGGAAGAACGGTTCACGGGTCATTGTGGAATCGGGGAAATCGATGAAAGGGGGCCTGCAGGAGGAGGGCGGCGAGAAGGGGCAACTCGGTCGGTCCAAGACCTACTCCGCGGTCCACCTCTCCGAGATCACCACCTGGGAGCGCCCCGAACAGATCAACTCGAGCCTCTTACCTGCGGTGCCGATTACCCCCCGGACCCTCATGGGGCGTGAGTCCACCGCGATGGGCAGGAATAATTATTGGCATCAGGAATGGAAGAAGGCCGGGGCGGGGATCGACCCCAGGTTTTTCAACATCTTCATTCCCTTCTATGCCGAGAAGACGAAATACTGGCTCCCCTGCCCTCCGGGGTGGAGCCCCAGCGACGATACCCTCGCCTTTGCGCGGCGGGCGACCGAACAAGGTCCTCAGTACATGCACCGGGCGGTCCAGCTGACACGCGAGCAGCTCTATTGGTACGAGGTCATGAAGGCCGCCGCCGTGCATGACGACGAGCTCTACCGGTTCCTGAGTGAGTACCCCTCAGAGCCGGAGGAGGCCTTCCAGAACTCAGGACGTTCCATCTTCAGCGTGGCGACGATGGACCGGCTGGAGAAGCAGGGCCGGCCGCTCGTCGACCTCTGGACGGTCGCCCCCAGGGCGGAACTCATCGCCGATCGCGAAGCCTCCCTCGCGGAGTACAAGGAATCACAGGCCCAGCTGGTCGCACTGGGGGTGAAGCAGCGGCTGCGGCATGCCTCGACGACCCTGGACACCAACGACCCGACCACCCTGCAGGAAGAGACCGTCGCGACCACCGAGATTGAACCGGAGCCGGCGGCATGATCCTCACCTTCCCCGAAGCCCGCCCCCACTACGCGATCCCCCCAGGGTTCGGCTTCCACCGCCTCTCGGTGAAGGAGCTGGCAGAGCGCGGCGGGGATCGCGCCCTCTTCAACTGTCTCCAGATGTGGCAGCACCCCCGGAAGGGGCACCGCTATGTCATGGGGGTCGATGTCGGCGATGGCCTCGGCCTCGATCGCTCGGTGGTCGATGTCATGCGCATGGGGACGATCGATGAATGTGAGGAGCAGGTCGCCCAATTTATCTCCGACACCACCGCCCCCAGGGCGCTCGCCGGGATCATCGACGCGGTGGGTCACCTCTACAAGTGGCCCGACGGGCGCGAGGCGATGGCCGCGATCGAGTGCAACAATCATGGGCTCTCCACCCAGGACACCCTGCAGCTCCACCTCGGCTACCGGCACTTCTTCATCTGGGAAGTCCTCGATCAAGCCGACCCCAATAAACGCTGGACGACCAAGATGGGTTGGGTGACCACCAACCGCACGCGCCCCATCCTCCTGGATCAGTTCTACACCGGGGTCACCACGATCGACCCGATTACCGGCTATAGTGACTGCCGTATCAATTCGCAGTTCACCCTGGACGAGATGCGCGACTTCCAGACCGACGGCAGCTTGTGGGAAGCCGAAGCCGCGAAGGGGGCGTTCGACGACTGTATCATCGCCGGGGGGATCGCGCACTATGTGTGCTGGCGCCTCCAAGGTGGGGAGACCGAGCCCCTGGCGGATCGACGGCGCCGCCGGGCCGAGGAGCAGCGCCGCAGGCTACGAGCCGGCGACCAGAAGCACCTGGACTATCGCAACTCAGACATGACGGCCCAGGATCAGCGGCAACAGGAGGGGCTCAGCCCCGAGGAGCGGCAGGAGATCGATGATGACACCGACGGACTCTTCTACGACCCCGACTCTCGAGGGAGCGGCGGGACCCTCTACTAAGCCTGCGGCACCGATCCAGGTGGGTGACACGGTGCTGGTCTGGGTGGACCTCACCCTGGTTCGGCCGATGATCGTGACCAGCCTCCAGCCGCAGGGGCGCATCTCCGGGACCCTCTTCTGCGAACCCGACGATCACACCCGGCCGGTCTTCCGGGGCGCCATCGACCGCCGCAATGACCCCGCGCGCATCGAGGGGCGGCCGTCAGCGAACTACCCGGTCGGCTACGGGAAATCCCTCCAGGAGGGCACCGGCCTGGGGAATTGGAGTCGCCGATGAATACGCTCCGTGTGCTGGTCGATGACGACACCCTGGCGGGGCTGCAACGGGTTGCGGATGACACCCGGAAGGACATCGAGGAGGTCGCGCGGGTGAAGCTGAAAGCCGGGGTGAGCCTCCTGCCACCGGGCCGTGTAGTGGTGGTCGGGGGTGAGATCCTGGAGGTCCTCGAATCCATCCTCGGTGGGGGCTCGCTCCTCAACGCCCCGGATCTGCGCAAGAAGGTCGAGCGCCTGGCGGGGATCAGCTTCCTCCATGTACGGCTGCCCTTCACCCCGAATCAGCTGGAAGCTCTGAAGGAGAAGGCCGAGCGCAACTCGCTGACGGTCGAGCAGCTGGTCAACCGCACCGCGCCGCGCATCTACGAGCAATTCTTCGATCTGGTGGAACGATCGCGCTGATGGCGACCAGCTATTACCGCTGTGTGATCTGCCGATCGGTGGAGCTGATCACGTACCCCGCAGCCTACGTCGGTACACCAGACTGGCCCCCCTGTTGTCTTGTCTGCGGCGGGGCGCTGGAATTTGCCCCCCAGCCCGGCGACTTCGCGATGGACGCTCGCAGCGATGGCGGGACCGGGAAGGGCTTCCAGAAATTCTCGGTCGATGTGGATGGCCGCCCGGTAGAGATCGACTCCCTCCACAAGCTCAGGACGATCGAACGCGAATCCGAGCAACGCTATCGCAATGGCGAGGGCGAACCCCTCCGGTTCCGCGCCTGGACCCAGGAGGCCTCCAACATGGGGGTCTCCGCCTTCGGGGACCGCGGCAAGATCGGTGACCAGGTGTACGACTCTGGTACCCCGCACACCAAATCCGAGAAAGTCTCGGTACGCCGCCACGGTGAGAAGAAACCCTCCATCCCGCTCGGTCCTGGGATGCGTCGCGCGAAAACAGCACTGAAAGGTTGATCGATGCCTGACTTCTCACCCTCCGGCCTCTACGGCCTCCCCCCGATCACCGTGGACGGCTTGCGCCTCGGCGGCGACCCCCGGGTGCTGGGGTGGATCACAGAGGCGGTACAGGAGGGGGACCTGATCAACCGCCAGGATCCCGCCTTCGAGATGGCCGACAAGGGGATGCGCTACATTATTGGTGAGCAGCGGGACAATCAGCAGCTCTCCCTCAATTACCTCCCCTTCGCGGTGATCAACAAATCACGGAAAGCCACCCAGGCCCATGTCAGTGCGCTCACTGATATCAAGCCCGTGTTCGGGTACCGGGCGACGGACCCGAATTTCAGCTTCCACGGGGATCTCCTCAACCGCCTGACGGTGGCGTGGTGGCTGGAGGCGATGGCGGATCTCACCCTGGGGGACACGATTAAATACGCGCTCGCCGGGGGTACTGGTGATCTGGCGATCGAGTGGGACACCTCGGCGTCCTTCGGGACCGGCGATCACAAGATCATCGCGAAGGACTTCCGGGACACCCTCGCGATTCGGCCCTCCAGCGACCCCTCACCGCAGCTCTGGCAGGGGGTCATCTTCCGCGAGGCCCACTCGATCAACGCGATGCGCGCGAAATACAAAGAGTTCGAATCCGCCTTCCGCCCGGCGCCCGACAACCTCCTCACCACGATCATGTCCAGGTTCCGCCACATCGTCGCGCGCATCCAGACCCCGGCGGCGGACACCCTCTCGGGGCTCGCCTCGATCCCCGCTGCCCGGCCTGTGCGCCCGGGGGATGTCGTCCTCTACCGTACCTACTTGAATGACCTCACCAGGAATCTGACCAATAAGCCCATCGTCATGGGAGACCCCACCGCCAACTGGTCCTACGTCGTCGAGCCCGGTGGCCCACTCTACCCGCAGAAGCGCCTCATCGTCTCCACCCCGGAACTGATCCTGTACGATGGCCCGAACCCCTTCTGGCACTCGATGTATCCCTTCTCGCGCCTGAAGCTCTGGTCCGTCCCCTGGTGCTTCCTCGGGCTGTCACTCCTCCACGACACGATCCCCATCCAGGACGCGATTAATGACTCGATGAAGGACCTCAGACTGGGTATTAAGCAATGGACCAACGCCGACACGCAATTCGACAAGCAGTCCGTCAGTCGTGCGTTCCAGCAGGCGTTCGACCCACAGCGCCCAGGGAAGAAGATCGGCATCTCCATGCTCGGATCCCCCTCCAGGGAGCCCTACAAGAAACTCGATGGCCCGAACCCCCAAGTGCTCTCGCTCCTCCTGGAAGTCTACCGCCAGCTCTGTACCGAGCACGACGAACAAACCGGCGTCGCCAATCTCCAGCAGCTCATGCAGCTACGCCAGATGCCCGGGGCCGATACCATTCAGAAGTACTACGAAGCCCTGACCCCCGAACTCCGCCAGGAGGGGCGCAACGTGGAAGCCTTCCTCCGCGACGTCGCGCAGATGCACAAGTTCAACATCTTCCAGTTCCAGACCTCCAGCCGCCGCATGAACATCTTGGGCGACGCCGGGCTGGCACTCGAGGACTTCGATTTCGACGCCGACTCCCTGGTCCCAGCGATGGAGGCGCAAACGATGACCCCCGACCCGATGACGGGAGTCCCGACCCCACAGGCGACCCCTGGCTATAAGCCTGAGCTGGATCGCTCGAAAGCGCGTAGCGTGCGTGCCAAGGCCTTCGCCAAGATGTTCATCTTCACCGTGGCCCCCAACTCGATCCTGGCGATGTCGGCCCAGGAGAAGAAGATGATGAATTTCCAGCTCGCCCGTATGGGCTACCTGGACTTCTGGTCGCTTCATGAATCGCTCGAAACCCCGAACATCGGCACGCCCCCTCCGATGCCGCTGCCTCCGCTGCAGATGCCGGACGATCCGGCGGTCCTGCTCATGGGGCTGCAAGCCGGCAAGTTCATCCCCGACCCGCAGCGCCCGGGTCAGTTCCTCGAGATCCGCACCCCCCTGACCGTCACCGAGCGGCTCATCGCCCAGCAGATGCTCGGGATCGGTATGACGGAGAACCCCGCCGGCCGCAAATCCTCCGGGCAGCAAGCCCCCAAGGCGGAGACCAAGGCTGATGGCGCTGGGGGGGCGCGACAGACGATCACGGAGAGCCCGAAGTGACCTTGGATCAGCGTATCGCCGAGCTCCTCGCACACCTGCCACCAGTCGAGCAGCTGGAATTTGCGGCGCTGCAGGATGCCATCTACCAGGTGCGCTTCACCGGCCCGGTGACCATTGACTTCCTCAACGGTGTTCCGCGCCAGATCTCGCTCGGTCAGCCGGTCAAGCTGGCCATCTGTCACGCGACGCCGGCAGGGGGGCTTGACAAGCCAGGGAAATCTAAAGCACCCTGACGCTTCATCACGCGCCCACGACGTCTGCCTGCTGGTCCGGGCGAGACGTGCGAGGCCGATTCCTGCAGGGGGGTCGGCCTCTTTTTGCTGTACGGAGGATATCCGATGGGGTTTCTTGGAAAACTCGGTGGGGCCCTGATGGCACCAGGCAAGGCGATCGGCAGCATGGGCAAGGCCGCGATGGGCAGCGTCGGGAAGGCGGTCACCGGGCACCCGATGGCGGCGGCCAAGCAACTCGGGGGCGGGGTCAAAAAGTCGTCTCGGGCGATCTCGCGTGGTTTCAGCGGGCGGCGCTAGATGCCCCTGACCGGTGCGCGCTACCGCTACAAGAAAGGCACGGACACCCGGCTGGCGTTCAAAGGCAGCCAGGTGGTCGAGGCCAAGAATATGAAGACCGGCGCGACGCACACCCCCCAGGAGTTTGCGCGCGACCGCAAGGCCAAGCGGACCACGGGGCGATCGATGCGAGGGAGGCGGTAGATGGCCAAAGGCAAGTCTGTCGATCGCGGCGCTTCCAGCGGCTACAACTTCGCGACCGGCGAGATCGACACCAACCCACCCGCGACGCCACGGAACCCTGATTTCTCGAAGATGTCGCCGATGCGGCCGATGGCCTCGCACAAGACCACCCGGCCGACGAAGCGGTCCCCAGCACAGCGGGCGCTGATCTCAGGGGGGCGGTAATGCACAAGGCTCCCACGGTCAACCAGTCCCTGAAGTTCTCCTCCATCAAGGATGAGATGCCGCTCAAAGGCCCAGCGCTGTCGCGGCCACAACCTCCACCGCGGACGAAATCACGCATGGTCTCGCGGTCCCCCCGGAGGCGCCGCTGATGCCGGACGAACGCAACTTCCTCGATCGTCTCGGCGGGAA